TCCATAATAAAAAAGGTCTTATAAATTTCTCTATAAGACTTTAATTAAATACAACCTAAATGTAAAGCAAATTCTAGTTAAGTTATTGATTTATCTATCAAAACAACTGTGAACTGCGGTTTCACAAGTTATGTCGGCTGCAATAGCCCCAATAATAACTCCACTAGTTGCAATAGTGCACCGGGTAAATTTATGTTCCTCGGCAGTTAGTAAATTATTTTTACATTCTTGAAGATGTTCAGCACAATCCATTGCCCTATGAATTTGTGGTTGTTTATGAGGACAATTTTGTGCGGCAGCTACCCGAATTTCTTGAGCATCTCCAACATGTAAAGTTGTCATATATCCAATTTTGTCTAAAAGACTTAGTAAAATAGAAGGTCGTAGATCATTATCGATTTCATCAATCTGAAGATTATGTAATTTCTCTGCAGCCCAAGTTGCACAACTATGAACTTTTGGAAATTGTTTTTTAGGTTCTAAAGTTGAATCTGCAATAGCGCGTGTCCATAAAGGGGAAAGAGCTGCAGTCAAAAGACCCACGGTTTTTGTAATTCCATCTAAAGCACAACCACTGTTTTCACAAAGATGGGTTGCCGAAGCTCGTAATTCATGATGCGTCCTGCAATCTTTAAAAAAAGTTTTTAATTGAATTACTCCAGCGCTTACACTTCCAATCAAAGCTACCATTCGGATGCATTCATTAACCAAATCATCTTTCTTACCAGGATATTTAAGGCTTTCATTTCCAAGTCCGAAATAGGGAATTGAATTTTTTTCTTCCACAATTTCTGAGCCCATATCACTTTGAATTTCTCGCATTAATTCTTCTACTTTAGCTTTATCCACGAGCCACGTATGATTTACAATATCAGTTGCTTTCTTACGATGTAAAATACTATTAGTAGCTACACCGAAACCTCTTTGCGTATTAAATTCTGCAAGTTGATCATAAATAACATAATCAGAATTAGGCTGTAAAACTGTTTCTCCATTAATTATCATCTCTATAGGAGGAAGTTTTCTACCACCAATTTCCGCTCTATAAAACATTGTAGGCGTTTGTATTATTATAAATGCATGTTCTGCGGCTAATAATGGGTCTTTCTCAGTTAAAGAGTTATAAGATCTTTTGCCATAAGTAACACCATATTGTTGTTCGGTAACTTGTAAATTTTCATTAAATATACTGCTTGCTGTAAATGTATCTTTCATTAGTGACTCCTTTCTGTATTTTTTTCATTGTCTAGTATAGTCTTATAATTAGGAAGAGGCCTTATATCGCTTCTATTATGCCACCAAGCCTCCATGTACTCACTTAAGTTTGGCTTCCAATTATCTTTTGGTTCTTTTGGTATTTCTCTTTGAAGTGCGTAAAACATAATTCCAATCCCTAATAAGTTAATTATAACAGATGGTTGTGTGCGATATACACAGATCTTACATACATCATAACTCGCAAGTATTGTTGCCGTCCCAAATATTACAAAAGCAGTACCAAAAAGATGTTGCACTTGCTTTGGACTCATTCCTGGTGTAAATCCCGATCTAATAGGAGTAGGATAAAATGGCCTTATTATTTGTCTTATATCATTTCGTGCCATTTCTTTATATTCTTCATGAAGATCGATCTCAGCTTCAAATTCGGGATAATCTTGCTTAAATTGCTTCCTGTACTGCCTAGTCTTAGCGGCTTTATATTCGGCTTTGACCCTTTCTTCATCTTCTGGAGGAGCCATCGCTAAATTCTTCTTGTAATGGCTACGTATTCGCTCCCATGCGCGTCGTCTTTCGTTATCTCTATTTTGCATTCTATTAAACTCAATGTTATTTTTTGGATAATGAATAATAGTTTAATAAAAGTCAATGGTGGAGATATTAAGATTTTATCTCTTGACTATCTGTAGAGAATAGATTACATTATACACAAATATATAGGGGAAATTATGGATACTAAGACGCATAATCATTCATTTCGCATGTCTAATAATACTAAAAGACATTTGCTTGCCAGTTCAGTGCATTTTGGCTGCTCTATGGGCACTCTTTTAGATATGCTTCTTGATGCTGTGAGAATAGCAGAAATGCCGAATGCGGATGATCCTAAGGTATCAATTGCTATTGAGCGTTTTGAAAAACATCTAAGTAACATTGATCTCGCTACACACACTTATTTATTTAAGGAATAATTATGGCTTTAACTATCGAGCAACGTAAAGAACGACGGCTAGGAATTGGAGGCTCTGATATAGCTTCAATCGTTGGAATTAATAAATGGCTTACGCCTTTAGATGTCTATCTTGAAAAGATTTCAACCGAAGAACCATATGAACCAGAGCGCTCATTAATAGGTCCTAATCCTATTGAATGGGGCAATATTATGGAGCCTGTCATCATCGAACATTTTGAACGCGTAACTGAACTAAATTGCACAACTGAACTTGAAACCTTTGTGCATCCTGAGTATCCTTATATGAGAGCTAATATTGATGCAAAGATAATAGGTGAAGATGCGTTACTCGAATGTAAAACCGCTGGTCAATTCATGGCTAACCAATGGTCTAACCTTGGTGGCGATAATATTCCTGAGCCTTATCTATTACAGTGTGCGTATTATGCAGAAGTTGCAAACGTTAGTAAGGTTTATATCGCGGTTCTTATAGGTGGTAATGATTTTCGTATATATAACTATGATCGTAATCCTGCTCTTGGTAAGCTTATACTTTCCAAAGTAACTAACTTCTGGGAAAATCATGTATTAAAACAAATCCCACCTGAGCCTATCAATTTAGAAGATTCAGTAAAACTATGGAAGTACACAACAGGTGAAAATGCCAAAGTTATGACTCCCGATATCGAATATATAATTAAAGATATGCGCGCACTTAAGGCACAAGAAAAAGCCATTAAGACTTTATATACTGAGAAGCAATTACAGATATATAACTTCTTAGAAGAAGATGTAGCTATAAATGATGAGAATGGCCAAACATTACTCACCTGGAAGCCACAAACTATAAATAGATTCGATGGAGCAGCATTTAAGGCAGAGCATCCGGAAATGTATAACAACTATATTAAAACTACGCAGTCACGAGTATTCAAATTAAAAGGAGAAATAGAATGACTAATCTTTTACAAACTATAATCGATGAATTGCAAATGTATGATAAAACTATAGCAGATATTAAATGGATAGGTTGTCGTGATTATATAATAGATAAAGCTGATTTTTTGGATATTGCTTCTCAACATACTTTTATATTAGATCTTCCTGCTAATTTAGTACCCGAAGATTTAATAATAGCTGGTGAAGATTGGTGGTTAGAGCGCTTTCACTCTGAACAAAGAGAGAACTGGGTATTTAAACAATATCCCACCCGTCCTCAGATTAAAGGAAGATGTACAATCATTCCTATCGGACCCGATCAAGACGAATTTATAATAGAAGGATATTAAAATGACACAAATAACTAAATCAAATGAGATTTTCTCATTAACACCGAAAACACTAGACGAAGCTATGAAGTATTCTCAAATGCTTGCTAATAGTTCTTTAGTACCTAAGAATTACCAAGGAAAAGCTGGAGATATTTTAATAGCTGTACAAATGGGTATAGAGCTAGGTCTTAAACCAATCCAATCATTGCAAAACATAGCTGTGATAAATGGTAAGCCCTGCATCTACGGTGATGTTCTTATGTCCCTTACTAAAATCCATCCAGAGTTTGAAGACATTAAAGAACATTTCGATGAGAAACTTCAAGCCGCAGTTTGTGAAGTTAAACGTCGCGGACAGACATTACATACCACAATATTTGCAATAGAAGACGCTAAGAAAGCAGGTCTTTGGAATAAACCTGGGCCATGGACACAATATCCAAAACGTATGCTACAAATGCGCGCCAGAGGATTTGCTTTGAGAGATACTTTTCCAGATGCATTACAAGGTTTAATACTTGCTGAGGAAGCTATGGATTATAAAGATATCACTTCGACTTCTGGGATATCTAATGATAATAAGTCTTATAATAATACAACTGATAAACTTATCGATAAACTATCTATTACTCCTCAAATAGAGCCTGAGCCTGAAGTTATTATAGAGCCTGAAATCATAACTGAACCAATTCCAACTCTTGCTGAGCAACTCACTATGCTCATAGGAGAAAAGAATGTACCTATAGAAGTAATGCAGAAATGGCTTAAGGCATCTGGAGTAAATAAGATTGGTGAAATGGCTGATGATGAGCTTGACAAATGTATTAAGTATGTTAACGAAAAATATTAAAAATCAATAGCTTAGACCGCTTCGTGTATATGCACGATATGGTCCATATCTAAGAATTATTTTTCCTAAGTTGATTAAATATAACGATTACATTTATAGAAGGCCTTAATGTAATTTAGGGCGTTTTTTACATTAAAAGTAACCCGCTGGTTTGAGGACTCATAGAGTAGCCTTAGCGGGTTTATGGTAATAATGTATATATTACAGAGGGTTATGTCAAGAAAAGGGCAATAGACCAGAATTGCACTGATTAAAGGTAACAACAAGTTATCCTTAAGTGATAACTAGGCTTTCGCAATCATGACTAGTCGTTATTTATCCTCGGCATAATGATTCCACTCTACTGTATATATCCCATACGTCTATGGGCAGTCGTCCCAAATTTAACCCGCGTTTCACTGTCAACGCCGCTATTACCCCTAAAAACAACATATAGTAGTAGATCATAATTGCAACATAGAGCTCTATAATAGAAATTATCCCAGAAGTGGCCCAAGTGTGACCAAGTGTGAAATTTCTTTTCCATTAACTCCTTGCATCAAACTAATGCCAGTTGTATGATGCAAAAAGGGATTGTTGGAGTATAGCTTAGTGATAAAGCCTCATCATTGTAGGTGGGCGACAAGAGTTTGATTCTCTTTGCCTCGACAATTCTGAAAAAGGATTATTAGTATGATAGCTTAGATGGCAAGCAACGCACTGATACGGGGTAGAGAAGAGTTCGAATCTCTTTGTATTAATAATCCTCACAACAAATGAGAGAAAGAAAATGAGGAACGAAGAAACAAAAAAAACTCAAGAAAAAACATCTAAGCCACCTAAAGCACCTAAAGCACCTAAAGTTATATATGACTATGGCGCTACTCAAGGTGATATTCGTGAGCTTAGAATGGAGATCAAAGCTGATATGCACGACCTGCGTAATGAATTAAAAGGCGATATTAATAATCTCCGAGTAGAAATTAAAGATAATATGCATGAACTCAAATCCGATATGAAATGGTTAATTGGCGGTTTATATGGATTAACTGCACTTGGATTTGTTGCATTAGGCATAATAATTAAATTTGGCTAATATTATATAAATCAATAGGTTGGTCATGAAAATAGGATACGCAAGAGTCTCCACGAAAGAGCAATCTTTAGAAGCGCAAATAGAAGAACTAACAAAGTTCGGCTGCACAAGGATCTTCAGTGAAAAGATCTCAGGTGCTAAAGCTAAGATGCCTGAGCTAGATGCATGTCTTGCATTCTTACGTCCTGGAGATACACTTGTAGTATATCATCTAGATAGACTCAATCGCTTGTCTTCAAGACTTTTAACTTTACATGAAGAATTAAGAGCTCGAGATATAACTTTACAAGTCATAACACTTCCTATGGATCTTAATGATCCTACAGTGGGCAAATTAGTTCTAACAATATTTAGTGCTCTGGCGGAGACAGAATATAATATTAAGAAAGAACGTAGCCATGCAGGTATGACAGCGGCTAGAGCTAGAGGTAAATTTGGAGGAAGGATTTATAAGCTAACTCCGGATAAAAGACAATTAGTTATAGACGCATATAATTCTAGGAAATATTCTCTCAAACAAATGGCGCATATGTTTAATATATGTGTGTCGACATTAATGAATTATACACAGGAAGAAAGAAATGGCTAAATTAAAATGTGAAAAAACAGGTTTAGAAGAAGCAATAGTAGTAATCAAAAATGCTAATATAACAGTACTTCTAAATAAGCTGATAACAGTACAACTTGAATTATCACATCTAGAATTAATTACTGAAGAAAAACAAGATCTAGTAGAAGAGTGGTCTCAATCTATGAGTAACTTAATTGAATGGGCGAAAAATATGAATACGTTAAAAGAGCATTATGCAAAACGCAATTAACTACCCAGTTGGTTGAAGAGTACAAGACACAGTAGTTGTTCCGGTAGAACTTGTGCTCACTGCGCGAATCTGATCATCATAGACCATATCTTCAATGAATGCGACACCATTAGCCGTAAAACTAACAAGCGTGCCATTCCGATCTTTAAGAGGAATCCATACATTAGAGGCAACTGAAGTTGGTGCGGCGACTTGTAATGCAACTGTCGCCCCACCCCATGTCCCAAATGCTTTTACGCATGCTTTATGATTAGAGTAAGTAAAATTCTTCACCGTAGAGTTAGCATCGGTTGTTTGTGCATTAAACAATACTATTGTATCTGTCGGAGAAGACATTAATTACCTTATGGATAAGTTGGGTTTGTTTCAGCTTCGTCTTGCTCATAATGAGCTTGGCGTTTGTTCATTTTTGTAGCGTATTGGCCTTCCATTGGCTCTTTCATATTCATCACACCACCGATGTGAAATTCTTTCACAATACCGGTTTTGTAATCATACATATCATCAGTAGCCGGGGAGAAGCAAAATTCATCCTTGATGTTGGCTTTCATATTGCCTTTAAAGTTTTTAGACTGGTCGTAGGACATGGTAACCCATTGAAAATTATAACATATTTAGATTTTAACACCTATGCAAAAAGCGTCAAGGTGATTATTTCTTCTTTGTGGACTTTGGTTTAGGTTTAGACATTCCTCTATCCGCTTCACTATATGCGATTGCCACACTCTGTTTTTGTGATTTGCCTTCTTTCATTTCTCTGCGGACATTATCTGAAAATCCTTTACGTGTACTAGCTTTCGCTCCTTTAACCATTGGCATTTTTTCCTCCTAGTTGTTCTTGTATTATGTTAAGTTGTTTTTGTATATTAGGGATCTCCATCATAAAACCTTTGATGGCGAACATACCAGCTTTAATCTCATCGGTTATAAGCTGAATATCTTTTGAATTCATTTGGTTCACATCTACTTTTGAAGTGAGTACGTCGACCTTTTCATTTAGTGATTCAATCTGTAGTTGCATATCAGTTTTCTTCATAGTTGCTCCTTGAGTAACCCCTTTTAAAGGATTAGGATATTTCTCTTTTATCGATTGAATCATTTGTGACCAACCTTCCAACCCTTCTCTTTGTATAAGATCTAATTGATCTTGAATTGAAGGATATGCTGCTGCACGTAAATTTCTATATTCAGTATTTTCTTTATGAATTAAATATTCTTCCCATGCTTGCTCAAGATCTTCTTTGCTAGGTTTTTCAACCTCTTTATCATGCCAATCTAGAGATTCATAAGTTTCAGATATGACCCATTGGGTACCTGGATATTTATGTAATAGTGCTTTAGAAAAATCAATCATCCTTGGATCTCAAATACAGTTATTGCGCTAGCTCCTCTTGGGAAATCCGAATTGTCCGTATCAGTGGCAGATCTGTTTATATATACAGCGCCACCAGCTGATGTAGTTCTAAAAGTAACCGCATAAGTAGTACTCGAAGTAGTAGCTGGACTATCTATCCAGCTGGCAGTAAAAGGAACTATATTAGCAAGACTTGACGACACTGCGCAAGTAGTAAATAATGCTCTACTTCCCGCTGCTGATCCCACAAAAGTTGTAGCTCCATTTCTAGTTAAAATAAATTGAGGTAATCCTGTAGCAGCATTTCCACAATTCCCAGTGAAAATAATAAAAATCCTACTCGAGGCTGAAGTTGGAGTAATATTCACAGTAATACCAGTAGCAGCCATGGAAGCGGAGGTACTAGTAGTCGTGGTTTGAAAAGTGCCTTGTACTACCTGTATGATATTTCCTGCAATTCCTGGTGACCATGTCCCATCACCACGCCACATGGTAGTAGCGCTTGCGGACGTTCCGGAGTTCAGATTACCTACCGGAAGATTTCCAGTAACACCATTGGCAAGGTTTACTTGATCCCATGCTGGATTATTAGTAGTTCCAGTATTTGCTAAATATCTAGTAGCAGTAGTATTTTTAGCAAGCATTGAAAGTACATTAGTCGCAGATCCATATATAATATCTCCCTGAGCAGCTGTAGAAGGATGAGTGAGAGTAGACCAAGTAGGTGCTGCTGTTGCTCCTGATAGCAATAACTGCCCTGCTGTGGCAGTACCGGAAAGAATAGCGCCAGCAGATGCAGTAGAATAGAATATACCGCCATTGCTAGCAGTCAATGCGGCATTGGTTCCACCTTTATTAAGAGGAACATTATTAGCATAACTTGTAGCGTTGCCAACACTGGTTACATCTCCAGTTAAGTTGGCATTAGTAGTAACTGTAGCAGCATTTCCAGATATATTTATACCCCATGTTCCTGTTGCACCTGTACCAGTAGTAGGTACAAGGGTTGTAGTGCCAGCTGGAAGAGTTGCATTAGTAAGAGCTGTAGAAGTCAAAGTAGTATTAAAAGCACCACTCGTCACAAGATTGCCAGCCAGAGTAATTGTAAAGGCGCCATTATTTACTCCTGTACCTCCATATGTGGGACTAATTAAAGTAGCATTCCACACGCCTGTAGTGATGGTTCCTATACTCGATAGACTAGAAAGAGTAGTAACAGCTGTATTAATTAATGTACCTGAAGTTGGTAATGTTACATTTGTAGATCCAGTTGTAGTTAAAGTAAGTGGGAAAGCCCCGGAAGTAGTAAGTGCTCCTCCTAACGTTATGATATTAGAACCGTTATTGACACCAGTTCCTCCATAAGTAGCTCCTATTACTGTTCCATTCCATACACCTGTAGTGATAGTTCCTATACTTGCTAAATTTGAAAGCGTAGTGACCGTAGTAGGTACTAAAGTAGTGGTACCAGAAGGAAGAGTTGCAGTTGTAGAACCCGTAGCAGTTAGAGTGATTGGGAAAGCGCCAGTAGTGCTAAATGCATTAGAAATAGTGACTGCACCACCTGTGGAGATATTTCCCCCCAAGGTAATGGTATTAGAATTTGAAACACCTGTCCCTCCATATGTAGCAGCGAGTGGAGTAGTCAAAGCAATTGTATTGCCTGTTTTAGTAATAGGAGCTGTAACATTAATATTAGCCGCACTATTAAATGCTGAGAAAATTATAGGTGTAGTTCCAATTGTAAATGGGCCACTTCCAGTTTCTACATATAAATTAGCTGCGTTAACTGTGCCTTCAGAAATTACAGTATAAGATCCTTCTACTACTTCATTAGTAGCCCCTTGATCATAATCAGTGGCACGAGTCATCACCCAATTAGTTGCACCAGAACCGATATTTGTAACTGTGTATATTCCATTTTGGAAAGTACTGACTTGGTCTTTTACAAGCACACGATCATTAACTGCCATCGTAACGCCATCTAATACTAAGGCAGCCTGGGTAGTGGCATTAGTAAGAGTAGCACCAACACCTGCAGCTCCATTAGCATAAGTGACCGTAAGTGCTGCTATCGTACCGGCTCGACAAGAAGTTCTAGGAGAAAGTCCGGCTGAAAGAGAATCTACATATTGTTTAGTGGCTGCCCCTAGGGCTAATACGGGATCAGCATTTAGCACTAAGGCACCTGACATTGTACTACCACTCAGGAGTACTGGAGCGGGGAGAGTTACATCTGTGGATAAATTACCAACATTATCACTAATGGTAAACCAGGAGCCGACGAAATTTAAAATATTACGTTGAGTTACCGGTACACTATTTTGTTCAATTGTTTTAGTTGCTACTATTGAGTCTACATATTGTTTAGTGGCTGCCCCTAAAGGTACCGCAGGATCTCCACTTAAAATAAGCAATCCACTCATTGTACTTCCAGTCAGAAGCACGGGTGCCGGAAAAGTGATATCAGTAGAAAGGTTTCCAGGATTATCGGCAACAGTAAACCAAGAACCTATAAAATTAAGTAGGGTTCTTTGAGTTACAGGAACCCCATTGTGTTCTATTGTTTCGACTGCATTTGAAACTATAAGATTATTAAACTGAGCCATCAGTACATCTCGACTGAGACATTAAGTGTGGTAGTTCCAGTAGAGCCGGATTGCACAGCTCGAAGTTGCTCTCCTTGTATTAAAAATAAGAGAGCGCGTTGTCCATTAATAATAAACGTCATTAAATTCCCACTAAAATCAGGAACATCAATCCACACAGGTGAAGCAGAAGTATGAGGTGCGAGAGTCTGAAACTTAACACTAGCACCTCCAAATGTACCCCATACTTTTACAACAGCGGTTTTATTAGAGTAAGGAATAGAATATGCGGTACTGTTTGCATCAGTAGTCTGATTCGTAAATAGAAAAATAGTACCGATATTAGACATTATTACTCTGTTGGTTCAGGTTCTGCCGCAACTTCTTTATTAGCTTCAATTTCTGCTTCAATGCATTCGCGTAAAGTTTTTCCTTCTTCATTTTCCAATGCATCTAGGACAGCAACGTAAGGTGCAGATACTTGATAAGATGATTGAAAAAAAACACTAAGGATTTTTTTCGCTTCAATATAAGGTAGTTTAAAATTCATAATTGCTCCTATTATGAGGTTCTGGTTACGTAAAGCGTAATTACGCCATTTACAGTTCCTGTACCGCCAGTGACGGTTGCAGTCACAGTATCTCCTGAAACAAAAGTATTGTTAGCTGATGGTGTTACAGTAACATGTGTGGCAACTGCTGAACCTGCTGTAGGAATAGTTACAACACCCGTTGTAATTGCTGTAGGGGATCCTGCATGATAAACTGATCCCGTAATAACTATATCGGTTGCTGCAAAAGCTCCTGATACTGCAGCCGCCATTGAAGTTATAATGCCATTAAAAGGTGCTTGGAATAATACAGATACAGCACCTGCTTGTGCTGTGATAGGAGATACATAAACTTGTATAGCTTGTGCAGTACCTATTGGTATCGAGCTAAAAGTTTTAACACCGGCTATAGTTTGCGCACCTTGATCTAATACGATATTAGCAGTTGCAGTTGCAGGGTCAGGAAGTGTATATACCGTGGCTTGTCCTATTGCAGCGTTTCTTAAAGTCGCAGTAAAATTACTAGCATTATTTAGTGCACTAAGTACAAAAGTTCCATTGGCAGCAGTAGCAGGGAAAATAGTAAGCAAACCAGCAGTACCTGATGCTCCAAGGTTTAAAGTATTAATTTGAGTAGTACCTGTAAGAGTTTTATTACCAGCAATACTTTGGTTACCTGCATCCAAAACTATGTTCGCAGTTGCTGCACCTGGGTCAGGCAATGTATAAGTAGTAGCTTGGCCTACAGCTGAATTTGTAAGTGTACTTTGAAAGTTACTTGCATTATTTGTACCTATAAGTCTAAAGCTACCATTTGCTGCGGTAGCGGGGAATACAGTTAAAGATCCTGCAGTTCCTGATTTACCCACGGATACAGTATTAACTGTAAGCACACTACTTGCATAAGTTATAGCTGCACTTGTAGTGAAATCACCAGATGCATCGGTAAGTACCACAGAACTAGCTGTAAGACCTGTACCTCCACCAGTAATAAAGTTTGCATATGTAACTTCACGTGGCAAATATTGCCCATTTGTTTGTTTTTGTTGGATTAGGATTCTATCGGTTGACGCAACAGTTGTTGCAACTAAACCTTCGGCTCTTACGACACCTGCGCGCATGGATTTTACCATTTGAATAATTAACTATCCAATAGGATACATGCTAAAAAAACGTTAATCAAATATAAATATCAATAGGTTAGAGGAATTTTATCATTTTAGAATTTGACGGTATAAAGCATCTAATTCTTCATCTGAAATTGTCTCAGGAGTAATTTGTTTTGGTTGCGCAAGTGTTTGTTCGTATAATTGATTTAACTCTTCGTCTGAAATTTCTGAATCTTTTCTATTAGGAGCTTTATTCGCATGTGCGCCTGCCTGTAGAACATCATTAAATAATGATTCAAATTCTTTAGCTTTTTCTGGAACATTTTTAATCCTATTTATAGTTTTCAAACGTGTATCCCATTGAGGATCTAATATAAGATCGACAGCAGCTTTATCATAAACTCCATTTGTAATTTTATGAGCTAAGTCTTTAGTAAATTTAAGTGGCCCAGATGTTTTAGGTGCTAGTTTTGCCTGGGCAGAAGCTTGTTTACTAGATATAGGTTCAATTAGATTTTTAAATGCTAAGCGCATATCAGTAAGTCTTCTCTGGGCTTCAGGATTGCTCTCTAAACCACGATAAATTTGTTTAAAAGATTTATCATCTTTAAGAACTTTATTATAAAAATTTGCACCACCTTTATTTGTCGATCCTACTTTCTCTTCGATTTTGTTACGAATTATATCCTTCATGGATTCAGCACGAGCTTCTTTATATGTAGGATTAACAGCATCAATTTCATCCACAAGTTTATTTTTGGCTTTAGTTAATAATCGTGCTTTATTTTTCTTATCGTTCTTTTTAGCCGTAGCAATCTGATCATCTAAATTTCTTTTAACCAGATCTAAAACTTTTGTACTACTTGATTGGAAACCTTTTAACTCAGTTTGATATTCCGGAGCTTTCAATACTTTTTGTAATGCCTTGGCAATTACGGGTTCTTCTTCTATTAGTTTAACATAATTTTTATCAGGTAATAATACTGATTCAGCTTGAGAATATAATTTCTCAGCCTTAGTAGCGCCTTTAGGAGCTATCGTTTCGTATAAATCTTCGATAGCATTTGCAATCTTAGGCTCACGAGCTTTATTAGCTTGGTATAAAGCAGCAGATGTTTGGGGATGTACACCCGATTGAGCTTCATGAGCTACTACAAAAGGATTCGCAGTAGATTCAGCTGGTCTTAAATTAAATCCTAGTCTTTCTGCAGCTTGTTTAGCTGGCATAGCTTCATTTAAATCAAAATTTGTATAATTATTTAATGCACCTTGTTTGGGAGTAGGAGCAATTTTAGGTTGAACATTAGTTATAATTTTTCCAGCTTTAGCAATTCCTCCAGGTACAAAAGATGCTGCAATAGACGCAGGCAGTTGAATCAAAGGATTATCAGGATAAAGTTCCCGGGCTGCTTCTAAACCCCCTCCAGCGCTAGCTGCACTAAAGACTTCTCTAAGATTTTTAGGTGCAAGTTTAGCGAGTTTAGCTGGACCTCCAGGAGTAGCAAATTCCATCGCAGTATCTTGAGCTCTTTCTCCAAATCCCTGTGGTTTTGTTAACCCTCCTGTAGCTTGATCAAAAGATTTGCGTATGAATTCTGAAGGCATTCCTAATTCTTCACCTCCTAATCGCGTCCATATAGGATTGATAGCCATATTTACTACATCACCTAATGCCGCACTACCAGCAGCAAAATTTTTAGCTCCACGTGCTAGTCCTCTTTTTAAAACCAGAATAGTTTGCGCATCTAATTCTCGCAGCCGTTGATCTTCTGCTTGTTTAAATCTTATAAAATCAGCGAGTGTTGATGGTTGATTTTGAGTCTTCATAATAATCCTGCTTTTCGGACGGCCTCTAATTTCATCTTGCGATCTTCTGCTTTATTTTTTCTTTCTTCTCGCTCTGCTATTTCTTTGGCAAAGAGAGGTTGTTTAGCATAATATTTATGGAATGTACTTTGGAAATCATTCATATTGCCACGTTCACGGAAATATCTTTCCGCAGCCATAGCATATTCGCCACTCACATCATTTAATCGCTTAAAATATTCTATTATTTGTTGATTACCTTCTGGAGTAGTAGAAAGAGTAGGCACCATTTCTTTTAAGAATTTTATATCTTTATCCGAAATTACCCCAGGCATTTGTTTGGCAAAATCCAATACCATTTTAGCGCTAGCTTTACGTATTAATTCTCCAGCTGCTACTTCTTGAGGATTTGCAATTCCAAGATATTCACCGATTTGTTTGGCAGCTAAGCGTTGTTCTCCAAGCGCACCGGTTCTGAATATTTGAGATGCATCTAAAATTTCATTTAAATGTAAATCCATATTACGGGCAGCTTCTAATGCAGGATCAATTTTTTTCTCTCTAAATTTATCAAAATTTCTTTGATGTATTTCATTCATAGAAAGAGTAGGAACTTCATTTTTCTTGGGCCTATATTTATTAGCAAAATCTATGAAATCATCAGTAATATCACGTTCTTCATTTTGCAAAGCTTGTTCTGCTAAAGCAGGTTGCGCGGGAGCCATAGCCAATTGCAAAGCTTGTTCTTCAGTCATTTCCCTAGCTGGTGCGCCCATGTTAGGAGGAGGTACAGATTGTATATCCGGTTGAGAAGGCATTCCATTCATATTGCCTATAGGTAGTTGAGCTCCATCTGCACTTCTTTGTCCAGTAAATGTACCAGCACGGTTTGTAAAGATAGTAGGAGCTTGCCCTCTAAGTTTATCCTCTATTATTCGCTCTTGAGTTCCAAGAGTTCCTACAAATGCTGGAACGTTTGCAGGATTTACTCCCAGATGTAATGCAGCTGCTGCAAGTTCTTGGTTGGAAACATTCGGATTGCTCCGAACAAAATCAGCAAGTTGGGAAAACTGAAATCTTTGTTGCTGCTCAGTCTGTTGTTTTTGACGCTCAATATTACCCATTTCTTGTTGACGAGATAATTGTGCTGCCTGCACATAAGCATCTTTAGGTTGCATGCCAAAAGCAATAAGCTTGCCTGCAATACCTGCAGTATTCATTTGCTCAAGTTGATACCCCTGTTCTGCTGAACCTTGAGGCTGTTGTTGTAAAACATTACTTAATGAATCAAACATAGTTATCTAACGTCCATAAGGGTTATTTGCATTCCAAGGAGTGCCTTGTATATTTTGAGATTGATAATAGCGGCCAAAATCATTAAGAGCACCTTGACCTGCTCCCAATAATCTAGAAAACATACTCTGTGTAGGAGCTACCGCGCCATTATGCTGTGTTCCACCTAAGAGAGGCGCCATTAACTCTAGCATACCTTGTGCCTGTCCTACCCATGGATTGGTAGTAAATTGACCATATCCTTGCCCTGCTCCAAGTTCTAATTGATGACGATTTTGATATGCTTGTCCAGCTCCATATTGTTGTTGTAATGATTGATTGCGCAAAGCTAAGGCATCAGTCATATTGCGCCTTTGTAAAAAGTCTTCAAGGCCTGATAATGCTTGGCCACGTTCTACTTCATTTCTGCGTAATAGATTTTGAAATCTAGATGAAGTTCCAGGATTAGTTACACTTCCAGTTAAAGCTCGATTTTCTGAGATTTTAGCTCCTGCTGTGTCAAATCCTTTATTGATTGCTTGTTTAGCTAATTCTCCACCGCCTTGAAATGGTTGAAGATATTGTGCAAGTCCTTCAGGACTATAATCTGGGTTGGCTTGTTCTTCCAATGCCGCAATTTGAGCAGGATGTAAATCAGCAAGAGCGCCTTGATTATATAAAGGCACTTCAGGATTCATTTCTTGAAGTTTAGCCAAAGCAGAATTATATTCAGGCGTTCCTGGTTTAAGACCATATTTAATTAATAAATTATGTGCTTGTGGTTGGATAGCATGAGTAAGCACAGGCTTCATTGTTTCACTAATGCCTTGTTTTGTACCGGGAGGTGCCGCATTAAATCCCGAATATTGTTGTTCAGGAATTCCTCTACGACTTTTTTTATTTCCTGCTATCGCTTGTCCGATATTCAGTGCTGTATTTGCAGCTATCATTCCTGGTAACATAGTATTCCTCTTTAAAATGCGCTTAATATTATTTGCCGCCACTCTAGAGTACCAGCATTATTAATCAAAATATACTCGAAATTTTGGTCTAACACTCTGTCATATATAGCATCTTGACCTTGAACATCAGCAGAATTTACAGGTACAATTCTATCAGTTCTGAGACGTCCTTTGATATAAAACCCACTTAAAGATCTGGAAAGATTTCTAACTAAAGCTTCAAGCCGGGCAATTCTACGAATAGCTTCTTCAAGAGTATTAAAAGTTCCATCTATAGTATCAAAAACTAATCTATCATTGTTAAGCATAATTACCTCGGAGTACTCGTACGAAGTTCTTCAAAGAATTTCTCAAAACGAAATCCATAAGTATTATTAAATACATATTGATATTGTCTTTGACGTCCATTAGCACGTGTTTCTATTTTTTGTGTCATATCAGTTACCGGATAAGGCCCAAAGGTTCGAGCTGTAGGTTGACCATCATATTCTTTGGTATAGATGAACATATTAAATAAAGTATTGCCAACCGCCGTAGTTCCTAGAGGTAATAATGCAGTACTCGGAACGATTCTAAGAATTTCCTGCATGTATTCACCAGTATCAATGATTGAATAATTCGACGTTAAGCTTCCAGACATATTAGAGCCATTATCTGAATAATTTCCTTCAGATTCATGTCTATATAAGATACCATTTATTGATGGAGAACATTGGCCAAAAGCTAAAAATTGGTCTCGTATAATAATATCACTAGGCTCTTCCGAAGCTGTTCTTGAAAGCTGTCCATTTGTAAAATGCCCTTCTTGCCAGTTCCAAATAATATAATTGTTAGGTTCTTCTGAACCATCAAAAGGAGCAAACCACCATACTTCATTAAAATCTACTGATTTATGTGTAAAACTATGATAGAAACTCGCATTACTAATATTAGTGAAGAACCATTCATTGAGAGTATTATTAGGAATAATAGAAACTACTGAACCATTATAGATATAAAAGTTGCTATTACCCGCCCATACCACATTGTCTTGAATTGAATCGGCTGCTTGCGGCCCTAAAAGTCCATCTGAAGTCATAATATCTTCAAAAAGCCAAATATCAGGAGAGCCCACAAAAGTCATTTTATGAACACTATTTTCTGAGAAAATTACATTCTGCCCTTTACAATATTCACTCGTTAAAAGTCTGCCATAGGCTACTAGATCTTCAGAAAAAGCTATAACTGCTGGATCAGTTGGATCCCAATTAGTAATATCATTTGTTGAGCTTATATTATTAACCACTCCTCCAGCTCCAAAGACAACTACTTGATCATCCATTACATTTACATAATTCACCGCTGTTGGCGCGCTACCGGCTGTTTGCAAGACGGGAGCGGTCGCCACATTGCCTCCCCAAAGATATATACCGGATTGATTACCCGGTGTAAGAACTATGCTATTATTGTACTTAGCAAATGACCATATTCTGGGAGTAGCCGGAACACCGGTAAAAAGTTTACCAGTACCATAAGTTCCTAATCCATAAAGTCCTCCTCCATAACCTAGAGCTTGACTAAATGCACAAATTCCATCCGCAATTTGCCCTTGTACAGTAGTTGCGGCACCCCCTCCAGCAGCTGCAGAAGAAGTTGCAAAATTTCCTGAAGTATCAGCAGTTGTAGAATAATAGGCATAACTATTTACGCCAATATACCTAACTATAGCTTCAATATTTAAATCACCAGCAACAAATCCTCCAAAAGCAGCCGCAGCTAATATTTTAATGCGATTTCCTTCTACAAATCCATGTGCCACTTGTGCTACTGTTATAACACGAGTCGCTAGAATTGCTGCATTTCCTCCTCCTGTTGCTGTGGACGTAGCATTGGTAACGGAAGAACTTTGATAAGTAATATTATTACCTACAACACTGGATATTACGAACGTTCCATTAATATCTCCGGCAGCAATTCCACCCACTGTTCCGGAAACTCCGGATACCTTAACAAAATCACCCATACGGGATATAGTAGCCGTAGTACTTCCTATGGCTAGGGTGATGGTTGTAGTGCCAATAGTCGTAGTAACTGGATTATTAGCTAGTGGATTTATGTAATTAGTGCTTAAACTATTTGCAATAGCTGTTGTGGCTGTTACTAAAGGAGTAATATTGTATAAATTACCTCCTTCATAACTATAAAGGCCGGTATTGGTACCAATGAGTACATGTTCAACCCCAGTATTATCGATAAAAGACCAGATATTACGTGGTACGCCAGTTAATGTTTGAGTATTTCCATAAACTACTGCCTCCCATCCACCTATTTTCTGTGGGTACCCCCTATAAAAGCGGATTTTGTCTGCATCAGTCCATTGAAAAGTCGTATAAGCATTATCATCTTTGTCGACGCCCGGTGGGATAACAATAGGATTGCGACGACTTGTAAGCATTATACGCCTGTGAATATAAAGTAATTACCTGCAAATACTGTAGGTTGCATAGTATTATGAGTTTGATTTCCACCATTATTACTAACGGTACCAACTCCATAACCTGTAGAGCTAAATACTGCAACATTCCCACCAGAAGTAGTACCTCCTTGGCCAGCGGTAGTTGTGATAGGATCTGGTAATTCGGATTTTATTAATTGATGTTTTTCTTCACCTTGATATGACCCTATTATGCGGGTAGTGGGGGCAGACCATGGCGTATTCCCACCAGATGCTACTAAGCCGCTTAAACCTAATGCTCCTGGAACTGCACCTCTTAAATCTGGCAGATTAAATGTAGTAGATCCATCTCCTACACCAAAAGGCAAAGCGGGAACTAATGCATTAAAGACGGCAAATAAAGCCGAATACGTAGTTCTTGAAATAGCTGCCCCATTACACCCAAGCCATTTAGGATGGTTAGTTTGAAGCACACAATATTTTAAATCTCCCACTTGAAAGCCACTTACAGAACCACTTGCAGGAGTAAAAGTATTAGTCGTGGGATCCAAAGTACCAATAGTTATCCATCCGGGAGTTCCAGTGCTATTATAGATCTTCCATACCCATGGATTTACACTATTATCTATCCATTGTGTTCCAGATTGTTTCTCGGAGGGTTCGGTAGCATTTATAAAAGTATTGGCCATTCTGCGTACAAGTGAATCTTGAGCTATAAGATTAAAATTAAGCCCGGTGGTAGCACCACCCCAAATATTTGCATCTCCACCAACTGTTGGTAGAATCCAGTTAAAATTCGTCGTACTTCCGGACATGTTAAATACTCATTACATTATAATTTTGTCGTTGGTTATTTTTACGCATTAAATTTTTTTCGAAATCTATAACCGCAAGTGAATAGGTATTAGCAATCTCTGAAGATTGGAGAGTATCATGATAAAATCTTTCCATAGCTTTCATACGAACTAAATCCACAGTTTCATCTCCGAACCAAATAGAAGTATCCGAGTCAGTAACGGGATAAGTAATATCTTTTTGATAATACCAAACAGTAAAGACTGTATCAGCACCCACGGTTGGATAAACATATAGTGTATTATTAAAGAGTGCATATTGTCTTGGAATGCCAGTTTCAGCCGAGTTCTGATAAAGAGCTATTAAGTCTTCAAAAGTAATATTCAAGAATCCCTGACGAAGACTATATAAAGAATTTCCAATATTAAATTGCACCGTAATAATTGAGCTAAAATCAGGAGGCAATGCAATACTATTAAGCGCTGTAGTAATAGTGACGTTAGTATTAGTTTTATAAGCCCAGTACAGAGAGCTTTCTACATATTTGATGGCCGTCACTATGGCTCGTCCTACTGCTGTTCTATAAGTACTGCTCAGAGACCCGTTTAGGAGCGTAGCGCCATCTCTGTTAGTATCTTCTAAAATCTGATCAATAAGCGCACCAAAAGTAACAGCCATCAAATCCTCATTTTACTGTTCTTCAGTACAACGGAAAGTCACTATAAGTCTAATTGTGCCCGCAGTTTGCGCTGTAGCAACAGTGCCTGCTAAAGTCATAACTAGTCTTGGAGATGTTCCAGATGCATAAAGATAGTTTGAACCAGTAGAAACAACGCCTGAGGTTAATCCTTGAGCAATGTTAATAGCTGTTCTCATTTGTTCACCACTAGTAGTAACACCATTGATACCCATAGGGGCAGCATTGATGAATCTAGCAGCAACTCCTGAGTCTCCAACACTAAAAGTGCCGGTTGGAGTTGCATCGGTGTCTAGTTCTGGAGAAATAACTTCTATTTCAAGAACTCTAAACCCATTATTAGGAAGCGCATTAGCTGGAGTTGTGAAAGTATCTCCAGTTACTACGGCACCTGCTAAAGTGTATTGAAATTCTATCCTTTGATCCATCCCCGTCGACCATTTTGGCGGAAATGAACTATCAGGAACCAGAGAAGAAAAAGCATAAGCTGTAGCCATTTTGTACCTCTAAATTGAGCTATAGTTAACGGACACGATGGAACCGTTATCATTGCTGTTAAACACAACCTTCTTAATTCCGAAGATCCCAATTAGAGCTATTCTTTGCAAATTGCCTACGTCCTGGAAGTCAGTTTTTACCAGGAATCCAGCCACATTCTCCCTACCATCAGTGAAGCCTTTTCCGAAGCAAATCCCACCGGCATCGCGACCAGTGAAGATGTTTCTTCTAGAGTTAGCAACAGCTGCGGAAGTTCCTGAATCAACACCATTTGGTATTTTATCAGAATTGAAAACGCGAGTCTGAGAGAAGACAAAACTACGTTGCATTTCTCCTTCACCACGGCCAGAAGTAATCAACGCTTGTTGAATATCTCTGTACTGTAGACTTGCAGAAGCATCGGTCATCAAATCCATGTAACATTGAGTGTGTACATAGTAGTGATATTTGATTTCAGAAGTTTCAGAAAGCGGCCTGATATAAGGCCTAGAGGTTTGTGCGATAGTTTCGCAAGTTAGGATATCGGTTAACTTCGCAGTAGCAGTTGTGTCTGCAGCTACAGCTTGGTCAGTTGTTAAACCATTAGGTCTGATGATCCTAGTTACTCCAGAAGTAGTAGAAGGAGCAACAGCAGCATTTAGTCCTGTGATTTTTAGTCTATCGTTACCTGAGTAAGCTACACCATCATAAGTAATAGTTGTTGCAGTGTTACCAGCGATTTGGTTGAAAGCACCAAGAAGACCACGGATTTTCATCCATTCAGATTCAACTCTGTAGGTATCTTCTGGAATGTTATACAGAACACGTTGTGCATCGATAGTGTAAGGTGCTGGGTTTTCCACCACGATACGTAGCTGATCAATACTTACGTTGTCTGTAAAGTAGGTTAATGCAGATTCCAAACCAGTTGCAGATTGCATACCAAGTAAACCTTGATCTGTAAGTCTTTGTAGGTAAGAAACGGTGACGCGGTCACCAGCGGTTTTAGAAGTATCATCAACACGACGGAGTGTGCCAGCCTTCATCATTTGGCCTAACATCTCGGTATCGGTTACGAAATCATAAAGAGTTCTTTGTGACCATAACTTGACCGTACTCGCCGAGTTGGTACTAAACGTCGTTGTAGACATGAGTATCCCTCGTAAAGATTGAAATAAATTTTACTTATCTCTTGCAATACGAGGCTGTTTATCGAGGGTGCCTTGGCTCGAACCTTTTATAGAGTTGCTGATCTCTGTTGGCTGTGCGTCGCCCTAGCAAGTGTGCGTCTGGAAAGTGCAACTTACAAAGGTTCAATAAGTAAGAATTTCTTTCCAGAACATTATATATTACAATAACTTATGCCTTGGATGTGGTCTACATGTTTTTTTGAAGTCTTTCTAATTGCTTATGGAATAAACCCACATCAACGCGTCCACTTTTATCAAGTGCAGCAGCTATGTCAGTAGGAACGTTGCCAAAAGTACCACTGTTACCAATGTTAGAAGTATTAGCAGTACGTGCCATATTTTTAGCGACGGCTTCCACATTGATAGCCGGCTTGGTTTTTTCGCTTCTGGTAGTTGTATTATAGCCATATGTTTTCGCCATATTATAGATTGTTTCAGCGGCATTTTTGCCACTATCTACGCTGGTAGTCAAGACTGCACGCATGCGATCTGCAACATAAGATTGCGCGGCTGCCTCATTACCAAGAAGATTCTTAGCAATATCGAGTTCAACTTTCTGAACATGAGCAAAAGCATCATTGAAATCAGGATGATCTTTTTGAAATTTAGCTTCATCTGTAGTAACGCGATTAGTATAGATCATTTCTTTAGTGCGTTGTTCAGTCTCATGAGCTACGGTTGCAAGTTGCGCTTTAAGGGCATCTATCTCACGTTTAGCATAGTTATAAGTATCGCTATCTAATGGATCTATATTATCAAGAACCTCTTGTTGCATTGCAGCATTTTGTTGTTGCTGTTGTAACTGAGCATTCTGATGTTGTTGATCGAGCATCTGCAATTGCGTCTCAAAGCGAATTCTATTCTCGCGTTCAGTAGCTAACTGTTCTTCTAAAGCCTTGCGTTTCTCGATTTCTTGATTAAAACGTGACTTAGGAATCAAATGAGATTTCTCTTTTCCGGAAGTTTCAGCTCGCTCAGTAGATGTCTCTTGGTTATGTTCTTCTACCGATTCTTCTGACTCTTCCGGTATGTTCTCTTCACCTGAGGTAGATTCATGAGACATATTAATATCATCTTCAGGGATATTGTCTGGAGTTGGATCGGGATATTGAGTAGGCTGTTCAGGTTCTAGTTTAGCTAGTTCGGCACGAAAGGCATCGGGATTACCAAATACTTCCTTTGGTGGTACGTTAGTGGAATGATCAATCATAGTGCTCCTACAGTTGTTGATTAAAGATTGCACTCATTCGTTTATCAATTCTCTCATTAGTCATTTGTTCTATTTTTGCCAACTCAGCTGCAGCTTTAGTTTCCGTTAAGTTGATATCTGCTATATATTTGGCGGGGCTATATCGTAAATTTTGCTCTTTCTCCATGGCTTCCATAGTTAATTTATACGCAGATGCTTGTTTATAATCCGCTTCAGTAGTGAGTAAGCGCTCATTAATAAGATCTGGTTCAGGAGCCGGAGGAGGTTGCATAAGTTCTTTAATTTGCTTCACAACATCTTGTTGGAATGGTGCATATTCCATAATCAAAGGCATAAGATCGATAGGATTTGGCTTATTAAGCATTACTGCCTGCATATCCAAGAGTTTTAAGAATGTTTCTTCTTTTTGATCTGGACTTGTAGGTGTTTCATCGATGATTATATCGTAATCTGCAGCTATATTATCGCGTAAAAGCGGTAAATATTGTCCCCCATACTCTCCTAATACATCGTGTACGAGCCTCCCTTCGTTATTCTCGGCCAAGACACGTACACAGTCAATATAGAGCCTCGCTTGATCCTGCAGATAAGCTCTACGTGCATCAAAATACGTACTTAAAGTTGTCAGTCCTTGTCTAATTTGTTGACGCATAAATGAGCTATTCTGCTCTTTTGATGCCATCATACCCATGAGCTCAGGCGTAACGCCGCATACAGACATTATCTGTGCATCTGCGTATTGTATCATCTCTAAGATGCCCTGAGGAAGTGGAGGAGCAATCTTAGGTTGCATTTTACCGCCTGATAGTGCGCCCGGCTCATATATTGTAACCATTTTGGCCTTAGAATATGTATCTAAAAAGCCTTGTAAATTAGCAACTGCATCTCTTTCGATAGATACGCCACCTTTAGGAATTGTATTTAGGAATCCTTGGTAGTCGGATACAACTTGATTTAATAGCCTTTGCGGCTCTTTACAAGAGCGAAGTAGACCATAATCATGTTGCACCAGTTCTGAGAAGTCTCCTGTCATGAATTTAATGGAAAACCCGCTCTGTGAGTAATTCTCAGATTTCTCCATGACTTTGTGGCCAGTGATAATAGCACGGTAGTATTTGTATTTAAATTGTTTCGCGAATTTAGGTTTTATTCCTAAGAAGTCACAGGCTTTTTTGAACTCAGTCCAGTCACTCGATTCTTGAATTGCAAATGTTTGATCCATATTAGGATCGAAGTCATACTTCTCGGCATACATTTGTTTAGTAGCTTCATAGACAGTAATGAACTCTTCAATACCCTCCATAGTATCGATACCTTGTTGCATAGCTAATTCTTCAGGATTTAGATCTCTGAAAGGATTTGCAACTTGTTTAAAAGGAACTTTTTCGCGCCATTGATATTCGTAGATTACGCCAAGTTGTTTAACAGCTAAAATGTCTTGGAAGAATTCTAAAATACGCGCATCAAGAGTAGAGCTATAGATATCGTCAAAGTAATCAAGACCAAACTCTTGCCTGATGATATTACGGTTAACAACCTTAAGACGAATTACATAATCGGAATCAAGTTTATTTTTCCTCCGACTTGCTGGATCCCAAAATAGAAACGCAGGAAAGACTCTCTCAACCCTAAACTCACCATCATGTGGAGGTTTAGTATAGTCCATTAATGTGTCAGTTGCACCAACTCCGCATATAAGCATATCCTGGAAGGCTAGAGTATATTCTAGATCAGCATTAGATTTTTGTTCAATATATTTTACAGCATTCCCTACAACATCTGTAAAACCCTGCTGCTTTTGATTATTAAGTCGCGGCACATATTTAACATCTAATCGGTTCTGAATTTCAAAGCCTACGATAGATTGTATAACCGGTTTAACACGGTTAATAGTAACTATAGGCATACCATTAGCTAACTGACGCTTCATGTCTTCATCAAGCCATTGGTCACCTTCATAAACAGCAAGCGAATCACGTATTTCTTCTTGACGCCATGTTTGCTCAATAACTAGATTCTCATTAATGCGTCTTTCCATCATTCGTATGATGTCAGCATCATTAGTTAGGCCACCTTGACTTTCTAAATCAATGGCAGACTCAGGACTGTCACCAGACATTATTGACATTAAAGTAATGATTTATATTTCAATACCTTAGAGGATATATAGCTTTTTTTAGTCTATCAACCTGAATTACGACTAAGTGTTTGATTTTGTTGGCTTACCTATCACATGAGAGACTTTTGGTCTACCGCGTTTTGGAAGTTCAATTGGCTTATCGGAAACGACATGAAACGTAACTATCACAGATTCTAAATCTGCACACTTATTTAAAAGCTGGTCTATTTGTTCGCAATGTATTAGGGCTATTCCTTCTGAACATGCATACTTCTCTTCTAATATTTCGATACGTTTAGTTAAATTATCTAAGATTGTTCTAAGCATTATATTTTCCCCACTTGATTCTCGCCATATAGTTCATAATAATTTACTGCATTATAGCCAGGATATTGGATGGTGATATCACATAGCCGTGACATAGCATCTAACAAATCATCGTGTATGCCAACAGGAAAAGTGCAATATTCTTGAATAACAAATTCATCTATAACATCTACTGCTTGATTCTTATAATTGGTTTTGAAAAGTACTTTTGGAAGAAAGATCTTTCGATCAGCAAAATAAGGAATTAATCTTTTAATGCGGTCATTCTTAGAAAGTCTTCCCCCAATTTCTTGCAGGTGAAAGCGATAATTGCGATCTTCCATAGCTTTAGAAAGCCAATCAGTATCGCACTGCATACCATATTTCTCATAAACAACAGACTTAGGGCGATACTTTTTATGCAGTTCAAATAACTTCTCTTCGCGCTCACGTACGTTTAACCGATCACGGACTAGATCAACCAAGTATAAATTACCGTCACCTCCAGCAGCCATTACAACCATCGCCGTATAGTCAGAATCTTTATTTTTGGAATTGGCAGGATCAACGAAGATATAATGATTCAAAGTGTGAGGTGCCAAGCTATCATAATACTGTAACCATTCTTTACGGAATTCTCCTCCACCTTCGGGAGATGGTCGTTGTTGGTATTGGCCAGAATAAGCATAAGACCCAAGCTCAATTTTAAGATCATTTATCTCCTTTTCACCATTACGTTCAGCATGTAATAAATCGCCAGTTTTACGATGTACTTCATAATAACCGCATTTAAGAGTTTCATCTTTCTCAGCCACCATCGGTAGGCATAAATGCTCCCATCCCCCTTTAGCAAGTAAGTGACCTGTCAGATCTTCCTCGTGTAGACGCTGCATGATGACAATAATACAACCGGTTTTTTTATCATTAAGCCTTGTCGAGAAAGTCTGATCGAACCAAGTGTTAGCAGTGTCTCTGAATGCAGTAGATTCACCTTGCTGTGCGCTTACTGGGTCATCGACAATCAAGAACTGCGCTCCCTCACCCGTTGCAGTTCCTCCCACACTCGTTGCGATCCTATGCCCTCGTGCTGAGGTAATAAACTTACGCTTAGTATTCTGATCTTCAACTATGCGCGTGGCTGGAAACAATTCTTGATACCATTGCTGCTGCATCACTAATCGGCAATCAAGAGCATGCTTAAAGCTAAGGTCTTGGGAATAAGATGCACACATAATCTGTTCACCTGGATTGTGTCCTAAAAGCCATGCAGGAAACGCTACGTTAACAGAAATAGATTTTAGATGCCTAGGTGGGATATTAATAATCAAACGTTTTATTTCGCCTTTCTGACAGGCTATTAGATATTCAGCAATAAGATCTATATGCCAGTTATGCTGATAGTTAGCTTCAGGTGACACCGTTCGTACTACAGTTTCAGTAAATGCCGCCAAGTCAGTCTTAAGAAAACCCTTGAGCATTGGGATAGTTGCTTCCATCAGACCGCGCTATATTTGCTATAGATTGCTAAGTTGCAGGGATAATCTTCGTTCTCTAACATCTTAGTATATTCAACTGCCCAGTGCCTGCGTTCTTCTACGTGGGTCGAATGCACCATATAGTAATAGACTTCACTTTGGCTTTGTAATGCCTTTTCACGTGATCTATCATCATACCATGCAGTTATTTCCATTTCACAAACCCGCGGACGCCTTGAATTCGGCAATGTCCCGGTCTCTCTTGCGTGCAGCAGCGCGCTGAAAGGTTTCGAAATCCGCCCCAGATAATTGGACTTCGTTCTTGATTGCTCCGCCATCTTTCCCCGTTGTTTCTAAGCGTTCTACATAACCACGTTTCTTGCCTCTGGTTTTTAAGAGGAAGATAGTAGCGACTACATTCTTTTCTTTAACTAATTCGTACAGTACTGATTCACCTAAATCTAAAACGTCTTCATCAACCTGATCGCATAGTTCTTTAAATTCAGGATCGCCATTATACCATTTATAATAGAGAGGTCGAGATATTCTCAGCTTTGCACATGCAGTAGTAACAATGCCCAAACAGTCTTTTAGAACTTCAGGAAACTTTGCTTTCTTTTCTGCCATCTTATCTGCGAGTGTCATTTATATCTCTTATGAAATTTCTTGGCCAATGCTCTTTCTTGTTTTTCGCATATATGCTTATCACGTTTTTTGCGCTCTTCTAAACCTTCTGCCCAATAGTCAGTTAGCGCTTGATAATCAGGTTGCATTTGTATTGCGGTTTTAACTTCTTCGGAATAGTATTCATCACCCCAGTCATGTGTGTGCTGACTTAAAATCCCCCATTGATTATTATACATTTTGCTTGCTAATTGTATATATATCAATAGTATAATTCAAATATTAGAACATGCAATAGGAAGTGGTATGTGGATTAATACGGAAACAGAATTTTTAAATTTGAATAAAATCTTTTGCATTTGTAGTTACGATCATGAGCGATTATGCGGAGAAGAAAAGGATACCACATATTATATCTATTATTTTCTTGATTATAAAGAACATCAAAAATGGATGGAAGAGGACGATTATTTTCCTTATTATTATTCGCCTTTTTTTACAGAAGATGAGCGTGAAAAGAAATACGAAGAAATCAAAGCCATGCTAATCAAAAAGCCCCGAGTAGAACTTTTTTAGCTGTCAACTTTGTAATGCTCATTAGTCTTCCCTAATCTCAAATATCACATCCGGATACGCAGCATCTTCATCAAGTTTAGAAACAATATTATCAATGAACACAAGGTCAAAGTGAGTCTTATCAAAGACCTTTACTAAACTCTCATGATCATATTGATCCAAAATAGCAATAAGTTTTCCTACAGTAAGTTTAGACTTCATTATTTATCTCCAACTTTATAAAGGTTTCCATTAGCCATAAATGGCATCCTAGCGATATTAGGACGCTCATCATAAAAATCGAACTCCTCTAAGCGCTTTTCTAAAGCACAGCATGCAGTAAGCAGCCCAAACATTACAAGCACGCCTGCAGCAAAAAAACTAAGTTTATCATTAGTGGTAAAAATCATTTAACTACTTGATATATATAGAGTTTCTACTCTAAAATATTACTAAATACAAGTCAAGGAAAAGTGGTGCTAGAACATGAAATTTGTGAAGAATTTTACAAGCAATATGAGCTCTTAAGCTTGATGAACCAATTCAAAAGTGAACTCTTTGTTTTTCACGTTCCTAATGAGCGCCGGGCCACTCCACAATATTATGCTAAATTAAGACGTATGGGGGTAGTATCTGGCGTGGCTGATTATTGTATCTTCAATAATAAAGGGCAAATAGCATTTATAGAATTTAAGCGCAATGCCGCAGCATGCAAAAAACTTAATGAACAACAAGAATATTTTCGCGAAACTTGTGAGCAATTCCAAGTTCCATATTTACTTACTTGCAGCGTAGAAGAAGCAATAGATTTTCTAAAGACTTTATAAATTCCTTACACCTTTAGTGTAATTATCTATTGACTATCTGTGTATAATGTATTACATTCTCTACATAACACGGAGAATGAATATGAAAATATTATACGCAATTTATGGCATTATAGCCATCGGCACGGCAATTCTAATAATTACCTCCTCTAAATGGGGAGGATAATATGACAATACTTTGGATCATACTCGCTATGGCAGTTGTGGGACTTTTATCTTTAATGCACAATTTATGATGACAGTTCAACAACGTAATCTTGCGATTCTCGAATACAATATATTACCGAGAATCAGCAACGATGTAGAGACACTCGAAAAGAAATTTCTAATTGAGTGCAGAAAATCAAATCGCGATGAATATCTTTTAAGAGTCTACTTCACAAGACTTTTGATGTTGGTAGATGAACTAAAAGATTCATATCGATCAATACTAGAACAAATAATTGAGAGACAAGAAAATGAATAACCTTCCAGATTTCGACTCATGGCTCTATGCTCAAGCAGAGGCACATATGAAACGTCGCATAGATTATGAGCAAGATGATAATGAACATAAGTACGACGCGATCATAGAGCATGATATTCAACGTATTCTGGATATCCAAGCCGAAGGAGATCGCGATTAATAATTCGCAAATGCGTTAAAAAGCTATTTACTTGCGCTCTATGAAATCCGGAATAGCGTTTATCGATATATCCTTTGTCAATGAGTCTTTGGATAGCTTTATTAATCTTAGAACCTTTGATATGATATATTAGCATGTCTTTGTGAAATTGATCATATGGATATGGATGCCAACTGCTAAAGTCTTTTTGCAAGAATCTATGCAATAGCAAAGCCTCTAAATAATCTCTTCCCGCAAGTGCGAATAAATCTTCGCGAATAATTAATATCTTAGGTTCAAACGTCATGCTCTCTACACCCCCACTTCATACGTACTGCTCTAAACTGTATAACTGCATCAATGTCTTCAGACTGGGTCCATTTACGATAATCTATCTCTGGATTTTCATTCCGGTACTTTACAGCTTTTGAATCTAAATCTGAAGTTAAATGATAAGTAGCAAGATCGACTTTCTTTTGATCTTCTGGGGATAAATTCGATGCACGTTCACCCGTTGAGCCTTTATAAACGAGATATTGACTCATATGCTTCATTAAACTTCCCCAAGTATCTCTTCAGTATAGGGGAAAGTGTATATAAATCAATAGGTTAATGGAGGCAATCCCATTTTGATCCAATCTCCAGTGGTTAGTCGGCGCCCTATATTGTAACACCAAGAATAATACCATTGTTGCCACTCTATAGATCCCCATTCCGCTGGCTCTCCTTTAAGCAATGTACGTTTAGAATGATCATAAGGAATTTCTTTCTTGCATTCTTTAGTCACTCGTTTTTCATGAGTTTCATAGTAATTTAAACGCTTACTGAATTTGATATTTCTAGAACCAAATTTGCTGTAATGCGTTAGGCTTTGCTTGCAATGCCCATAAAATATCCTATTCCATTCATCATTAGATTTCTCTTCCTTAGAAATGGCTTTCTCTGGATTCATTACTGATTTTCTAAATGCTACGGTTTCATCTTCAATAAATTCGTCAGTTACTCCTAAGCACTTAACTAAGTTTTTATGAGTTTGCCATTTTGGTATCCAATCCGAATGCATTTTAATCGGCACTTCTTCTTTTTCTGCTTTTGAATCACAATTCAAAAAAGAAGTATTAGTCTTTTTGTAAGTATTAATACTTCTTAAGACTTCGTCTTTTTCTTTAGTAGATTGTATACGTATGGATTGCGTAATTGTGGTATTATCTGGGGTGTAGACTGGTTGATCGGCTCTAGATCCGCATTTACCTGAGGTCTGCGCTGGTAAGAGTTTATATTTTTTAAGGACTTCAGGATGCTCATTAAGTTTATCTAAATTGATAGTATAGACATTTGTCTTTTGAAACCCTTGGGAGGTTATTATTATCCATCCGCGTTTCTCAAGATCATATAGTCTATTTTGCAATTGTCTTTTGCTTAAAGAATCCACTTCATTTCTACCCGCAAATAAGGAAGCTAGGGTGTCTTGAGAGTAATAACAGCTTAAAGTATTGTTGTCGCATAGCTTTATTAAGCGTTCGAAGGTGCCAAATAGATGAGATTTTATATGTCGAGAAGCTATTTCGTTAAATGCTTGAAGAATTCTGAAAGAATTTTCGCGCGTTCTATAAAGGCTAAACTCTTTCAAATTCAATGGAATTTCAGAAGTTTTAGCATTAATAGCATCAAAAAGATGTGCTTCAATGTTATTTTGTGCTTGTGTTTTTTTGTGAGTATTATACAAAGAAGTCATTAGCTCTCGTGGATGGGTGTTAATAATTTTGGAACTGGGGAGTTCCGATCCTATTTAAAAAAGGCGCTGTAAAAGGCGCTTTTTTTAGCTCTAAATATCCCTAAAATTGAAATAGATGCATATCTGTAATAGCTCCTGCGGCGCATTCAATCAAGATTAATTTGTAGAATTTTTCATTATTTTTTAGCAAAAATCTCTTGCTACGTCTAAACCATTGATATATATTGATTTTACTCATTCGTTACTTTCATTTCATTTGTCTCTTATCGCGGAGAGCTTAAAAACCTCTCCGCACTGATATTAAATTCTTGCAAAGATTTCAGATACTTATATAAATACTCACGTATATCATATGGTAATTCAATCTGATATTCATTCTATAAAAAATGTTATTGCTTCAAGGCTTCGCAAATCGCGGGGCCTTAGAGTACATAAAATACACAGAATTAATAATTAACTATTTGCGCGGTTCTCATAATCACTCCGGCAATTGTTAATATTGGGGCTAGCTATAAATAAGGTTAGGAATATTAAAGCATAGCCCCTTTTGAGACGGTGACAATTTGTCACCGGTTGGTTATAAAATATAACCTACTGATAATCTCTTCGTTTACCAGGCGACGCCATCTTTACATGTTTAAGATTAGGATTAGCTTTCTTAGCAGCTGGCGAAGCTTTGCGAGAAGCGGACGCTAATATTGCTCCAGCCCGTTCAACAGGAATATGTTCCTTTTTTGCAATTCGTTTTTCAATTTTATCAAATCCAGGATGTTTCTTCTCGTATGCTTCGTGTTTAGGTTCACGTTTCTTTTCTTTAGCTTCATGAGCTTTAGATTCTTTAGCTTCGTGTTTCTTTTTCATGTTAATACTCAATATAAAACAATAACTTAATCACAATACTATAGCCGATTACGTTTTGCACGACGTAATTGAAGTATTTCAATAAATGCTTTATAATCTGCATCTTCATATCTAAGATCGCCATCATATTGCATTATTCCACAACGTTCGTCGTATCGCTCTTGTTCTTCAAAACTACAGGAATCATAGAATCTTTTGTGGGCATCTGTGGTACTCCCTTCATAAACCATCTTGCTTCGGCTTTCCGGCGTTTTAAAAGACCTTTTTGTGTACGTCCCATATGATCTTTGGACCATTTTATAAATTCTCCACTAACTCTTGATAACTCACCACGATTAATAACTTGTCTTAAAGTACTACGTTGATATGCCCCTATGCCAATATTAAATACCAGTGATAGCAATGCTGTGTATTGGAAATCATTTAAATATAGATTTGTAAGGCGCACAATAGCACGAGAAGCTTGAAATAGATCTTGTTTTAAAAATTCATCAGCTTGCAGTTGAGTGATGCTATCTTCTTGTTTGACTCTACTCGTATGTCCATAACCAATAGTCCATATGCCACCTGAATCTCTGTAAGCTTTAAGACTTACACCTTCCCATTGTTTGATAAATTCTATAGCTATATTCGGAATGGCTCTGTGACGCATTAGTTCCTAGCTGCGATGAATAACTCTTTAAATGCTTTGCTGGTTTTAATGAAAAAAGTAGTATCACTTAAAAGATGAATCAATATCTTTAATAGTTCTTGAATAGGGAGATTTACTTCCTTGGCGATAGGAGAAACTATAGCTACAAGCTTTTCATTATTCATTTCTCCCCATTCGCGTTTGCGGGATTCAATCATATCTAAAATTGAGTACATAATGATAGCTTTTTGATCATAAGTTGGTGCAGCTTGAGATTTAACAAACTTGCCATATTCCCCTACATTTCTAAACTTAGGCTTTTTGAGTTCTTCTAAAGCTTCCTGGATTTTATCTATATGTTTAGTTTCATTGACTGTGAGTTTACCCATTATACGCTCCTCATTTTATGAAAGTGTCTGCTACCAAAGTAAAAAGCTATGATACTGGAAAAAATACATGCGTCCGATTCCATCCAAAGGAAAGGAATCAATTCCAGGTTAAAAGGATCAACTCCTACCATGAGAATCACTGGAAATTTACTTAAAATAAATATAAATATGAAAGCATAAGCGAGTATTGGTCTTACAGTGCCTGCTAGAGCATCTACCCAAGTTATGCCTGTTTTGACGGTCTCATAAAGAGCTTTCATCTCTTGCCCTTCAGATTGTATTTGTATCTCTTCAAGTCGTTGGGAAAGCCCTAACTTCTGTAATTCAATCTGCTTATCCATGATTTCAAGTTCATGGGTCTTGTCTTGTTTGTCTTGAAAAAGTTTCATTAAATCTGGGAGAGCTGAACCTAGAAAACCTAATAATGCCGAGAGAATTATAAACATCATGCGCCTTTATCAGAATGCATTAAGGCTTCGATAATTTTGATCTCAGTTTTAAGATCATCAATCTCTTGATCATATAAAACATTTTGATGTTCCAATGTAGTAAATCTCTCGTAAAATCCTTTAACCACAACTCCTACTAGAACTTGTAGGATCATAAACATAAATATTATTACATGAAGAAGGGTCTTAGAAGTGCTCGCAGAATGCTCTTTAATGGGGAGATCCATAATAAAAAAGGTCTTATAAATTTCTCTATAAGACTTTAATTAAATACAACCTAAATGTAAAGCAAATTCTAGTTAAGTTATTGATTTATCTATC